ACCTAATTCTAAGAACAAATTAGAGTCAAGATAATTTAGTCTTGCATCTGACGTATATTGAACATGATTAAAATTATTGCTCTTTGCCCACTGACATGCTCTAGTCAATAACGTCTTCTTGTCTTGTAACGACAGGACTGCCACTGTTGATGCACAAAATCTTGAAATTTCAACATAATCAGATTTTGACAAATGTGTTATCTTTTTCAAATTAACTGCTGCAACAATCTCATTTAATTCATTAATTGCTCCAAAAGATACAATTGAATTATGTGATCCTGAATCTATGTGGTTCTTGGCAAAAAAATTGCGTGCAGATTCTTTTGATAATTCTTCAAATCGAGCGACTGAAGAGACTATACTTAATCCCAGCGCATCCAAGATAATTGATTTGACTACATCTTGTCTGTCTCTCCATTCGTCTTCAAATATATGGAGAAGATTAATTCCAAGCTGACGTGCAAGCTTTGACTTGTTGTTGTGGTATGCGCTTGACTTGTTAATATGTGAATGCCAATATAGTCCATTATATTCTATTGCAACTCTTCGCTGAGGACAAAAGATGTCTAGTTCATTTCCGGTGATTGTTCTTCTATCATTTCTTATGATCTTTACACCTATTAATTCAATCCACCTGGCTATATCTTCTTGTGCTCTTGATCCTCCGGGGGAGCAATGAAAACATTTGCCTCTCCATAGACTATTAACTGAACCGCTAATGACTTCATTGCAAGTCTTGCATTTGACAACAATAACTTTTGACGATCTATTCGTATAGTTTTGAAGCCCATCTATTACCTCAAAATCACCTGAAGATTCAATTCTACTCTTTACTTCATCGACATTAAGTCTCTTCATCGAGTCAAGACGATCTCGAAGCTCTTTTCTCTGGAGAGACAAAGATACTTTGTGCGACATCCTCTCAATACGTCCATCTGTTTCTTTTGTCAGACCTTTAGCCCATGGAACAAGATCACCATTTGCAAATTTTTCTTTTAAATTATTGGCAGCCTCGGCAACTCTTTCATCCGAATGCCTTGTCAAACCAGAATTCCAGATTTTAATCTTTCCTTCATTGATTGCTTTTCTTCTGCATCTAGATGTTTTTTGAGCTCTTTCAGCAACTCTTGAGTCGTTCTCTTTTGTCAAACCTTTTGACCAGCCTTCTTTTCCCATAAGAGCCGCTGACCTTTTTGCAGCAATCTTTGCAGCATCTTCTGGAGTGCATACGACGTATATTTTGCCATTATGCCCGGCAATCATTTCAGAATAACCTTTTCCCCACCCGTTCCATTTCGTATTAAGTCCACAACCACATTTGCATTTTATCGCCCCACCATTTAAGTCGTTCCATACTTCCTGTGCAGACTTCTTGTGCTCTTCTTCAAAATGTTTCGCCAAGGAAGTAATGCGCTTCGATTTAAAAGCATTACACAGAGGACATCTTTGATAGTCTAATTTTCTCCCTTTATGCGCTCCCATCCTAACTAGCTCCTTGCCTGCAACTATAAAATATTTAAATCATAAAATATTATATTTAAAAAAATTATTTCAATATACTTAAGTAAGCAACCTACACAAGGAGATTTTAAATGGCAGCTGAAACACTCGACGTCACTTCAATGGTCCCAGCCAAGTTCGAACCAAAACGTAAAAACCGGTGGATTCTGATGATTGAAGGCATAGACGCTTACATCATAAAGACCACTGCACGTCCAACAATTGCTACAGAAGAAGTAGAAGTTCCATTCATTAATAGCAGACGCTATCTTGCTGGCAAGACTACTTTTGGTACAATTGCCGTAACACTTCACGATCCAATTGCTCCGTCAGGCGCACAACAGGTCATGGAATGGGTTCGTACACACTTTGAATCAGTATCAGGACGCTCTGGCTATGCTGACTTCTATAAGCGTGACATACAGCTAAAGATGTTAGACCCAGTTGGGACAGTTGTAGAACTTTGGGATATAAAAGGTGCCTTTATCACTGAAGCAAACTTTGGTGAAGTTACATATGAAGACGGTGGCCCAATGGAAATCACGATGACTCTCAGATTTGATAATTGCGTGCTGCAATTTTAAGCTATAAGACTGCATACTGATTTATACAACTTGTGGGCCAATGATATAATCATGTATCATGGCCTACAAACGTATTTGCTGCCCAAAATGTTCTGATTCTTTTGGTCAAGAAGCACGATTTATCGATCACTTGACAGAAGCCCACGGAGTTTCAGATACATCTCAGCTATATGTTGACATATTCTGCAATGGAAATTGGCCAACATGTCAGTGTTCTGTTGACTGCCATGAGAAGATTAAGTTTGCATCTTGGAAAGTCGGTTTTATTTCCAAGTATGTTAGAGGGCACAATGCTAAAGTAGATAGCATTTATCTCAATGCAGACAAACAAAAAGAATTTGCTCAAAAGCGCCGCATCGGATATGCCGCAGGTGACTATAAAGTCTGGAATGCAGGATTAACCAAGAAAACTGATGAAAGAGTTAAGCTGCAATCTGAAAGTATTTCAAGGTCCCTCGCCGAGGGATATTCATCTGGAAAGATTATTGACTGGCGGGTAGGAAATGAAGAGAAAGCATCGTCTGCCGCAAAGAAGTGCTCTGAAACAAAGTTGCAAATGTATGCTGATGGGCTCCTTGAACCATGGAACAAAGGAAGAACAAAATTTGAAGACGACAGGATTAAACTAATATCAGATAAAATCTCTCAAAAATACAAGAATAATCCTGAAATGGGAAACAGGATTAAACAAAAAAAACTTGCCAAGAGATTAGAAAAATATTCAAATTTTACTCTTATCTCCCGCATTGATTCATATAAGAAGCGAAGAATAGAGAGGCTTACATTTAAATGTAACAAATGTGAAGAAATTCAAGAAAAAAGCCTTGCAATGCTTGAAGATACTCCTGTCTGCTTTTCATGTCATCCTAAAGAGTCGAAGGGGCAGCTTCAAATTTATGAATTCGTCAAATCTCTCGTTCCAGATGCTATTTTGTCTGATCGAACAGTTCTTTCGCCTAAGGAGCTTGACATATGGGTTCCTTCTGCAAATTTAGGCATAGAATACAACGGGCTGTATTGGCATTCTGAATCAAACTTGAAAGACAAGCTATATCATCAGAACAAACATGAGATGTGTTCTGCAGCAGGAATTAATCTTTTGTCTATCTACGAAGATGAATGGCGAGACAAGAGGAACATTGTAGAGGGAATGCTAAGACATCGACTTAAGCTGCCATTAGAAAAATGGGATGCTAGAAAATTAGAAGTCGCCGAAATAAGTCATATTGAAGCTAGAAATTTCTTTGAAGCGAATCATCTTGAAGGTCATGTTAAGTCTGCAGTTGCATTTGGATTAAAGTGTAAAGTTTCAGGGCAGATATTAGCAGCATTATCTTTGCGACGCCCATTTCATAAAAAGTATTCAGGGCAGCTTGAGGCAGGCAGATGTTGCACTTTAGCCGGTCATTCAGTGAGAGGATGGCTGGGTAAGCTCACGAAGGCCGCCAAAAATTATGCTAAAACAAGCGGTGTTGATAGACTTATGACTTATGTGGATTCAAGGGTAGGATCTGGCAACGGTTATGTTTTCGCAGGATGGAGACTTATAATGCGTGATACAGCACCAAGATTCTGGTGGACCGACTATAAGCATAGATTTAATAGATTCAATTATAGGGCTGATCGTATCAGAGGAATGTCACAATTAGATGTTGCAGAAGAAGGAGGCGTCGTTCAGATTTGGGGATGTTCTAATTCTATGTTTTGTCTTGACGTGTGATGCGACAAAAACAAATTTTAGGCTCTTTTCTTTGTCTTCATTTATTTACAATGAATGCATTAACTTTACTATAATGCAAGGAGATTCCAACACATGTCAGAAGAGCGCGAACAGAAGAATGCTATTTTTGCACAAACACCACCTGGTGTCGATCCACGGATGCCAAGGTCTACGGCAGCTGAAAGAGTTAAAGCCGACTTTGGTTTAGATGTTCCTCAAGAGGTCGTTCCGCTTCCTTCAGGAGGAAAAGTTTATTCAACCAATTCATCTCTTTTTGGCGCTGAATTAGTTGAAATTAAAGCAATGACGGCGCGGGAAGAAGATATTCTTACATCAAAGGTTTATCTTAAGAAGGGCACAGTAATAACAGAACTTATTAAGTCATGTCTTATTGACAAGTCGATAAATGCGCTGGACCTGCTCAGTGGCGACAGAAATGCGCTGATGATTGCAATTCGTATTACAGGATACGGAGCTGAGTATGAAACAGAAATGGAATGTCCTGAATGTTCAGTAAAATCACCTCATTCTTTTAATCTTGGTGCTTTACAAATTAATCGTCTCGAACTTGAACCAGCAGCGTCTGGGCAAAATGTCTTCGAATTTTTTCTTCCTTATAGCAAAAAGAACGTCAAATTTAAGTTCATGACAGGAAGAGACGAAGAGGAAATTTCTGCAATTAATGAACGTCAGAAGAAGCTCGCGCTTGGTTCTGAAAATAGCATCACGACAAATCTTCTTCATACTATTATTTCAATAGACGGCACAGAAGATAGAGTGAAGATTTCAAACTTTATCAAGTCTATGCCAGCTAGAGATTCGCTGGCTCTTCGAAATTATATGAAGGATAATGAGCCTGGAATTAACATGAAGCAAGAAACCACATGCAATGCATGCGGACACACGGACGAGGTGAACATGCCACTTGGCATCACATTTCTTTGGCCTTCGTCCAGAAGATAGAGAGGCGCTTATTCTAGAGCCAGCGTTCATATTGTCTTATTATGGCGGTTTTCTCTGGACTGAAATCCAGAATATGCCCGTTGCCTATAAACGCTGGTTAATAGACAGAATTGGAAAAGAGCTTAGCAGAACACATGATAGTGGATCAACGCAGACGCGGGCACTGCATCAGAATTCACCTGACGTCCGGTCGCTACAAGGAAAATCAAGGGAGCAGACTCCTTCTAGATTAAGAAGATTTACATAAAAAATTGTCAAGTTTTCCTGCATTTACCGTATTTACAGTTGTTATTCATGCTGTTATGACAAATTCAGAAGAATCATAGGACTATATAGTGGCTGATACACCTGATAATAAAAAATCTATTGAAGAAACATCTGCTGCAACTGATAAAATAAAGACATCTGCAACAGCAACTTTAGGTGTATATGATCAGCAGTTGAAAATAGTTCAACAATTGCGTGATGCAATGAAGGAGATAGCTTTAAGCCTTGAAAATGCTTCAAAGACGTCAACAATTGCTTTTTCTTCAGATAATATAGCAAAAATGAACAAAGAGCTTGAGAAGACTAAAAATTCTTCTCAAAATACAACTTCGTTCATGTCAAAATTTAGCAATGCGATTAAAGGAACCCTTACAAAGAGCGTCACCACACTTACGGGCGGACTTAGCGGGGTCGCAGACGGCTTCAAAAATATATTTGCATTAGGCGCCGGAATAGTAGGCTTTGTAGGGTCTGTTGTTAAAGGTTTTTTTGAAATTGGTGCCGCAATAATTGCAATTCCATTTGACATAATGGATCATCTATTTAAAATAGCAAACAAGGGCGGTGACAATTCTCTTGCTGTTGCGCTTGAAAAAATTAGAGAAAAGTTTGGAAATCTTAGAGGAGAAGCACCTCTTGCAATAAGAAATGTTGTCAAGCATATGGGTGAACTTGACAAAACAGGTGTCTCTGCATGGGCAATTTTTGGTAATCTGGCACAGCGCTATGAGGCGGTGACAAAACTTGCTGTTGGGCTAGGACAAGCTTTTTCAGGCTTAGTAGGCGAGGTTAGAACCAGTGGCGAGTCTATGATGCGACTAAATATGGGCCTAGGGCTTACAGATGAACAGTCCTCGCAAGTGGCGTCGACGGCCGCGCGCATGGGCAAGACTTATACTGCAGTTGCTACAGACATGGCAAAGCAACAGCTTGGAATGGCTAAAGCTTTCGGCGTGCCTGCTAAGATGATAGGTGAAAATATGGGCAAAGCTCTGCAGGATCTTGCTCACTTTGGACACCTTAGTACGGCAGAACTAACACTTGCTTCAGCTTATGCTACAAAACTAGGTGTGTCTGTAGACAAATTGGCGGGCGCCATGGACACGACGTCTACATTTGATCAAGCCGCTGAATCTGCATCAAAGCTTAATGAACAGTACAATCTTAATCTTGACACGCAAGAGCTGCTAATGGCACAAAATCCAGGGGCTAAAATTGACATATATAGAAAAGCATTTGCCGCTTCTGGAAAAGACATGTCGAAGCTTCTCTTTCAAGATAAGCAGCTTATAAAGTCGGCAACAGGCATGGGCGACGAGATGATGGATGCTGCATTTGCTTCTAAAAATGCAGGAGTTTCTTTCGATAAAATGCAAGAAACTTCAAAAAAATTAGAAAATACTACAATGTCAACGGCACAAGCTATGACACAGCTTGCATCTTCTATACAGCGGCTTACTCCTTCCGGCGGGCAAATAGACGGGGGCTTTTTTGCTCATATTATTGAAGGATTTTCAATGGGCCTGACGTACTCAGGCCCATTTATTGGGATGATAACGAATATAAAACAGTCGCTCTTCCAAGCAACTTGGTTTGGCAGGGACCTCGGGCAGGTCTTTGTAGATTTATTTCCTGGCGTAAAGAAAGTTTTTGGCGGCATTGCAGAGATATTTGAGCCAACTGCTTTTAAGAAGCTTTTTGACGACATTTTAAGCATTTTTAAAAGTTTTCAGACTGGATCAGAAACAGACTTAAAAGGAGCGTTCGATGCAATAAAAAAGAGAATAGTAGATTTTTTTGACTCAAAAGGAGAAGCTGTTAAGAATGTCTTAGAGGGCCTTAAAGCATTTGGAAACGCTCTGTGGTTTGGGATTAAAGCTGCATTTTCATGGGTCTTTGATCAATTAAAATCTTTGTGGAATTCTTTTTGGAAAGACTGGGATAGCAACGTCGCCGCCACTGACTCGTTGGCACAATCAATAAAGAAATCTCTTAGAGAAACTGCAGATTCAA